CATTTCATGATCATGTTAATTATTCGGTCTTGTTCATCTGTGTTGTGTTCAATCCATTCATAGATAGCGGCATTGATGTTATCCATCGCTATTTGCAAGCCTGATTCGTCTGTGACAACGATGTTGTACACTTCTCGACGGTCTATATCATTCACTTTTATTGTGACGCCGTTAACTTCTCTAATGGCGTATACAAAGAATTTGAAACCATCTACTTTAATTGGTTTAACGCGTTCTTCTCCAATTTCGTAATACATCTTGACTTCCTCCGTGTTTCGTTTTATATTAAAGTCTGAAATTATTTCTTGAATGCATTTACTGTTGCTCATCACGCAGAGCAGCAGTATTTTTTATTCTTCATAGAAATATTCCTTATAGAATACAAACGTTGCGATACTTGCGAATCCTGCGATTGACCACGCTGTAGTGAAGTATAGAAACGGCATAAGTACAATTGCTAAGACGGTGAAGCACAGTACTGATATTAAGTAGCTTTTATATGTGTCGCTCATTTGATAATCCTCCTTAAAGTATTTTGTCTTGCCTTTTAATCAAATACGCTTCTAACTTCGGAATATTAATCAACTGCCCAGCTGGAGAATAAATGATACATAAGTTTTTTATGCCTAAGTCATCTTCTTTATAGTATTTAAGCCAGTTGTAAACAGTGCCCCTACTTACGCCGAACAGTTTATGAACTTGTGTAGGTGTTGCGTATAACTTTTCAACAAATCTTTCTTCACCTCTGTATGTGTTTTCTGGTGTTGGTGGCACTATGATTTTGGGCATTTCTATCATTCCTTTCTTGTATAATGTTGTTATCTCCTAATAGAAGGAGGTAATTTATATGAAAGCTTGTTTATATCTTTCTAATGATAAATTTGTTGAAATCAATAATTTAGAAAAAGTGATAAAGTCAGGCCAACATGGGACTGTTGAAATATCAAAAGAAAATATTAAAAAGTCCTCGTTCACGAATAACTCATATACTTTTGTTGGTGACAAAGTAGTAGCTATCGCTTCAGCTAAAATCGAATTCGTAGAATTTATCTATTAAGTTCTCTTAACAACTCTGCAACTGCTCGCAACAGTTCAGGGTTGTTTCTTGTTTCTAAATTACTGTTTGCGTGTTTCAGTAAATTGAGTTTTAATTTACTTTTTTCTTTCGCGATTCTAAATTTTTGTAACATTTGTTACCATTCCTTTCTGGTATACTCCTGTTAAGGAGGTAGATTGCTATGAAATTAAACCATGATTGTATTCGTGAATTATTGTTAGAGATCGAAGAAAAAAAGCCGTTCGAAACGTTACTAATTCCACGTAGTTTCCAAGATTATGATGTATATAGAAATTACAATTTCGATGAATTAATGTACTGTCTAATTAAATTGAAAGAAGCTGATATTTTAGACGCACACGTCAATGTAATAAATAGTAAAGTTACCTATTATCAAATCGGCAATATCACTTTTTATGGTCATGAGTTCTTAGATAATATTCGAGATAATAAAACTTGGAATGAAGTGAAACGTGTTGCTAAAGAAACCTCTAGTATGTCCGTCACGTTACTGAGTAAACTTGCTTTCCAATATTTAACGAAAAAATTTAATCTAACTTAAATTCCTTCCCATCAAATTGCATATATAAGTTACTGATACTTTTAGGAAAAGTTTTATTCATATGATTTATCCAATTCTCATCAATTAAAAATTCGATTTGTTTTTCATCACTAACACCTATTGGTCGTCTGTTACCTACTTCGTCATAGTAGTAATAGATGACTTTTTTGATTGTTTGCAATGCTTTCATAATGTTTATGCTCCTTTCGTGTATAATATTGTTAGCTCCTAGTGAAAGGAGGTGATAAATATGGAAGCCCTTAGTAAAAACGCCCAATTTGTTTTAAAGCATATGTACCAAATATACCTAGATAGACTTTCAGAGGGCGTTTCTCTGGACAAGTCTGTAGATTTTGGCACTTTTAAAGAACTGCATCACACATTTTTTATTGGCTTTACTTCTGAGAACTTGATGGAAACTTTAAAAGAATTATCTAAAAACCAGTATTTGTACCTTTATTACGCCAGTGATAAACCTGTAATAATCAAATTGAAAAATAACGCAATAGCAGTTCTTGAAAAGGCGTATTCAAAAAATATACGTTCTTTAGCTAAAGATCTTAACCAGTTACGCAAGCTACTAGGACTTTAATCTTGTTCCTCGTATCCAAGTACAACCCAATCTTCAGCTAGTAAGTCTTCCGCCGTTGGCTGCCACCACGGTGTGAGACTACTTTTATTCGAACCTTCTCTCACAACTGCAATATAACCGTGTGTGTTAGATGGAATAAGTGTCACTCTCAATTCGTACTGACTCTTCCTATAAATGTCTCTTCCTAACCTCATCGACATTTTAGTTGCTTCTCTTATGTTCATTTTTTATGCCTCCTCTAAGTTTTTCGCTTTATCAGCATCATCATTTTTAAAATAGTATTTCCACAAAACGTTAGTAATTTCAGAATTAATAGATATACCTTTTTTAGAAGCTTCCTCAGCGATTTTTTCAAATAGCGTTTCTGTTGTTCTATAAGTGAAACGAACTTTATTTGTCATACTTTTGACGTCAACTCCTTTCGTACACCGAGAGTAACACAACATCTTTTTGACGTCAATATGATTGTTTATCTTTTTTAAAATTCTTGTTATAATAGTGTCAATTAGACGTCATATAGGAGGTTTAAAATTGTCAACTACAGATAAATATACGAGAGAGCAAGATAAACGCTTTACTCTGAGAATCGACAAAAATTTATTTAGCGAAATCGAACGCTCGGCTAAAAGAAACAAACGTTCTATCGGTCGAGAAATAGAGTTTATCCTTTCCCAACATTTCGAAAATAAAAATCATAAAGAATAATGTTAACCGTCTCGTTAACAGTCATACCTTTAAGCTCCGATTCCTTACGCACTTTTTCTAAAAGCTCGTTCGGTATTTGGAGCGTTATTTGCTTCTTAGCACGCATTTGTTTATCTCTCCTTATCTTTTAATCAAAGTGAATGTTACTGATTCACTTTCTTCCACTCAGTTAAATCAGTAACTTTGTTATCACTTTCAACACCGTTAAGCTTGTCTAACGCTTTCACTACTTTTTGAAATTCTTTAATAGCATTTCGAAGCTTGTCAGTAATTTCATCTTCTACCATTTGCAAACCAGCAAATGCGTCTTCACTGTTCATGCTTAGATGTTTGTTGAAAAGCTCTCGTGTGTATCTTATTTCTTTAAGTGATTTATCATAAGCTTCAATTTGTCCTGAAAGATTATGATATTTTAATTGAAGTTTCACTAAATTTAATGAGTGGTCTTGCATTAGTCTGTGTCTCCTTTTAAATTGTTTGTTTGCGATACGTGTACTTTGTAGGTAAAAAAATATCTCCAATATTTTCGTCAAAAAAATCAGCGATAATAAACATCTCATCATTCTTAAATTGATGCTTTCCTAATTCTTTTAAACGATAACCTTCAGTTGATATATTCAAGAGGTTTGCTAAATCTTCTTGAGTGCACTTTCTTTCTTTTCTCAACTTTATTAAATTCCATTGCATGTTGTCACCTCCTGCTTACAAATCTAACTATACACGATTCGTGTACTTTAGTCAACACAAAAGTTTGCTTTTCGTGTATTATTTTGTTGAATACCAAAAATAATTGGGTTATACTATAGGTACATTTAAGGAGGTAAGAAAATGGATAAAAAAGAATTAGCTAAATTTATAGGTAATAAAATAAGACACTATAGAACTAAGTTGAACTTAACTCAAGATCAACTTGGAGAAAAACTCAATACTAAAAAAGCTACTATTTCAAATTATGAGACAGGATACAGAACCCCTAAACAAGATGATTTGTTTGAAATTGCTCATATTTTAAATATTAGTATTGACGATTTGTTTCCTACAAGGAATATTAACCATAACGACATCACTTTCATATACAATAAACTCACACCTCCACGACAAGAAAATGTACTCAACTATGCGAATAGTCAGTTAAACGAACAGAATAAAGTCACTTCTATAGACGAATATAAAGAATCTAAACTAATATCGTATGTCGCATGCGGTGCAACTGGTGCTGGTATCGGCGAAGAATTGTACGATGACATATTACACGAAGAAGTATTTTTCAAAGAAGATGAAGCCCCATCAAATGCTGACTTTTGCATTTTAATTAACGGCGATTCAATGGAACCTATGTTAAAGCAAGGAACATACGCTTTTATTAAGAAAGAAGATGCTATTAAAGACGGCACTATTGCACTCGTTGTATTAGATGGAGTAAGTCTGATTAAACGTGTTGACATATGTGAAGATTATATTACTTTGGTATCTCTAAATCCGAAGTACGACGATATAAAAGTTGCTTCGTTTAGTGATATAAAAGTAATGGGAAAAGTTGTATTGTAATTATCAGCACCTTTTGGCGTTTTTATATAAATTTCATAAACAAAGGAGAAATAGAAGTGTCGAAAAGATTTATTATAGATATGGGTTATTGGTACGAAGCAGAAACGCTAGCTTACCCATTACTATTTTCCGATATGTCTTTCACTTACTTTATTATGTGGATTGAGCGCGGCTTAGAATGGTATAAAAATCCTTGGTAATAACGTGGTTGCAAAAATTATATTAAAGCGTCTATATGAAGCTTTAATATAGAAAACAAAAACGCCTACTAAAGTAGACGTTGGAAGGTGGTGAGGTAAATGACTAAAGAAAAATCTCAGCGCTCTTTAAGTAAATCAAACAAAACGAAAGAGGTTAAAACACCGCCAGATAAAAGGTAAAACTATATTTCAATAAAATAAATTTGCGTCTTTTCACTCAAGTTTATAAGTACTTTAGATTCTATACCTGGTCTTTGCGTCCACGCCAATATATCATCAAAAGATTTTAATGATGATTCTTCATCAAAAGGCTCAATAAGCAATTCGTTTGGTTCGTTACTATGAGTGTTCATATTTGTAATAAAGCCGCAATTAATTAGACTCTTATCAAAATCAAAAATGTAAACAGCTGTGTCTTTAATATTATTAAACACAATCTCACTAACTGGTTCTGCGTGCAGATAAGCCAAACCGTTTTGCTCTCTTAAATCATTGATGTAATTTTTAAGCTGATTGATCTTGTCAAAAGGCATTAAAAACGGATATATAACAGCTAGAATCAATGTAATAGTTAAGCTAAATAATAATGCTACGCTGGCACTTAGAAATAATTTTAGTAATGAAACGAACACAAGCATGATAATGAAGTTCACCAAAGAAAATACAACAACATAAAACACTTTGTCTTGGTTGTCATAAAATTTCACTTTACCCATTTTATTAAACAAGAGGAACGTAATAAAACCAAGACCTCCAGATGGCACAAGAACACTAAGAAGGGATGTATCAAAAATTCCCAAAAAAACTCACCTGCTTTTTATTTTATTATAGCATATTTAGTGTCTAGTGTTAAATGTCAGGAAGCCTGCCTGCTATGAAAATAGACACCGAAATTGCGCTATAGGAGGAAATAACAACGGATAAGAAAACATTCCAAACACATATAGAAAGTAAAATTAAAGCTCTAAGCATTTTTTACGATAGAGCTTTTGAATACCAAACAGCTAAAAATGATAAGCGCCCCAAAAAGAATAGATGGAACGAAGATAAAGTACAGCGCACAACAGACGAAATGTATAATAAGCTCATCCAAAACATTTACGAAAAAGTTAAATCTAACGTTGAAGATAACGGTAAACAACCAGATAATCAGTGGTTCTTATACATGGAAAAGCATGAATTGTATGACAGTATTGAAATGTCGATTTATGATATAGAATTTGAATAACTATTGGAGATACTCAATTCTGCAATACACTAATACTCCTTGTAACTTATCAATAGCATCAAACTTAAAACAACTCCTGAAGAAGCTATAATAAAAGAAAAAGAATAAGTACACTTAATGATTACGACCCAACTGGCCATATATCTTTCAATGAAGAAATTTTAAAAATTGCTGACCAGATGTCAATTCATCTGGTCTTTTTTTATACAATTTCCCGGAGAGCTCGCCTACCCTTATTATTTTTTGCCAATTTTGAGGAGGGATAAGATAAAAACGCGTTGTTATGATGGTAAAAATTGGCAATACGAATTTAAAATGTTGATATTATAAAAGTTACCTGCCATATTTTTAATAGCAGGCGACTTTAAAGTTTAACCTAATTTATTATCACTCAAACGTACTTGTAAGTTTCACACTATGTGTCTTCCAATCTATTTCATATAAAGCTGCTAAACTCTCTAGTTTTTTATTCACATTATTTTTTCCAGACCAATAACCCCAAAAACCACGAGCTTCCCATTCTATTTTGAAATCATCCATCACTCTTTCATAGCGTACTATAAATAGTGAACGGTCTTTACCTTTTTTATCATGCGACATCACTGTTAAAAACTCCGGATTAAACCCTTCAGATACAGTCACGGGCATTTTATTCCTAGGAGTAAAATTATCTTTAGCCCATAAGTTACCGTTCCTAGTTAGTGTGAAAATTTCACTTCCTACTTTGGTATTGCCATCAGTAGTTGCATCCCTAGTATGGTCATAACCCATATTTTTTATCACGTTTGCTTCTACTTTCCATGCAACCGCTTTATCTGATGTAGGTTTATCAATTAACGTACGATAAGATGGTTGTTGGTAACTAATTGTCTCTGAATAATTATGCTCTTGGGTAATGTTACCGCTTAAACCGCTCTGATTAATAGTAAAATTACCACCTGTTTTGTAACCGTACGTATATTTAACATCTCTTGTTTCGTCTTGGTTTTTCGGTGCAAAGTCAACTACTTTAGCATTTGCGTTGTCATCAATGTTTTGAATTGAAACTGAATAAGAACCAGGCCACCTCAAAGTGCTACTCCAATAACCATTAGGTTGTAAAATTTCTAAACCGCTACTAATCGTACCCTTCGCTTTAATAAACAACGTTTCCTTATCATAGTTTGGCTCATTTAAAAAATTAAATTGTAGGCTTTGAGAAATATTCTTCTTAGGATCGCTTGTCGTAGCAGTACGTGTGTACATTTTAGTTTCACTATCAATTGCTTTCTCTACTACTGGAGTGATTTCCGACTTGATTTCCGGCTTGATTTTTGCTAAAGACGTTTCGGAGAACGCAAACATAGCAGTTGATATTGCTAAACTACAAATAGTAATGTTTTTACATGTTTTCTTAATCATTTACATTCTAACCTTTCCACATTGTTAATATTCAATGGTTTATTTTACAGACTTTTTATCAATAACCTCAACTGATTTATTTATCCAGTCAACTTCATAAATTACAGTAAAACTTTGAATAACTTTATTTTTCTCCAGTATAGGCGCTTCATAATGAATGCCAGGTTTGTTTTTTAAAATATCTTGATTGCGTGTATAAGTTACTTCAAATTGCGTTTTTCTATTCGTCTTTTCATTTGAAATATAAGTTAAAAATTCCGGATTAAATCCACTTCTTACAAGAGCCGGATATTTATATTTTGTTATAAAGCTAGATTCTGGTTTTTCTACAGTAGACTCTCGAGTATTCTTATAAAACAAAAATTCATCATTTCTATTCGTAATTTTATCTCCATACTTCAAGTCGTTCGCAACAACAGCCCAATGCACATGCTTGTTGTTATTTTTACCACTTGCAATTGTGTCATAATTTTGTTGATTATAACTAATAGATTTGGAGTAACTGTTAGAAGACGAACCTCCGATTGACTTTCCAGAATCAATCTTACCACCAACACTATAAGAAAATGTACTGTCCACTTTTGCAGTTGAAATTTTATTCTTTGGTAATTGATCCAATATTTCAGTTTTATCATTGTCTTTCACTTTCAAATCTACATGATACTCACTTGGATATTTTAGCCATGTTGAATTAGTTTCTTTTCGATGAGATTCAAATTTCAAATTCGAATGAACTGTACCTTGTTTTTTTATCAACAAAGCATGCTTGTCATAAGTTGGATCGTCTATAAAATCAAATTGTAAATTCTGAGTAATGTTAGTACTAGGATCAAATTCCGATTCAGTGCGTTTTGTCACCTTACCATTCTTACCAATATCTCCAGGTTCTGCTACACTTTTCTTTTTTCCATTTTCGCTTTTCTCCTTTTTTTGTTGGCGGCTATCAACAAAATCTTTTTTAGCCGTCGTTTCCTTATTCGCTGAATTCGCTTGTGGACTTGTTGTTGATAATAATAAAAGTGCGCATGATAAAGATGAGGTTAATAAAAAACAGGTCTTTCTTTTCATTGCTCTATCCTTCTTTCTAAATAGTTAATAATAGTTGATACGCTTATACATGTGAATTATATCACAAATTATAAAAATAAAAGTTTAAATTTTTATTAACTATTTTAGAGTGTATTATTAAATTTTCAATTTAATTTTAACCAGGATAAGTATCAAGAATATAAGACATTACAAAAAAGAAAGCTAAGCGATGTTGATTGCCTAGCTTCCAAACTTTCACTAACAGTGCACCTATACGATTTTAACAAATCATTTATCAGAGTTAACATTCTCAGTAAGATCAAATGTTATATTTTTCAAATCAGCGGTATTGATTTTTACATTTTCTCTATCAGTTTGTAGCTCTTTATGTACTTCTAATGTATATATACCGCCATCTTTTCTATTTATTACGATGTTACCTTGAGGCACATGATTCCCTGTGTATAAACCATAAGAAACGTGAGCAAATCTTACAATATGATCTAATTCTTTTAAAGTAATAGTATCTTTAGTTAAAGTGATATTTCTCTTGGGCTTATAAGTTACGCCGGCATATTTATAAGTTCCTTCAAAATTCAAACGAACTTGATTTTCCTGTAAAGGTCTGTCTGATAAAACCCAATTATTTAGGGTGTTAGACTTTTCATTTATTTTATCTTTACTGTATCTATCATATAGTTTTTGAACCAAAGATTGTTCTGAACCCTTTTGCTCACTTGAGACGTTTTGAGTTGCAGCATCAACTTTTGAGTTTATCCCAAACGTTCCTGAAGAAATGATACCTAGGGCTAAAACAGATTTCAACATAATAGAATTTTTTGTACGATGTTTCTTGAACATTTTTAATAACCTCCATGTAAAACTTTATTTGACATAATTATAAAAAATTCAACTGTGCTTATGAATTAAATATCCCTTAACTCTTGATTAACTTTTTGAGTTACTACCACTTTAGGAATTTGGTGACTATTTATTTTTGATATAAATTATATATTGCAGACTCCTGATATAAGACGATATAATTTAAATATATTCAAGGCATTTCCTTTAAAACACGAATATAGTTTGTTGCCTTTTATGGTGATTAACCATGTAATCTTGTAATTATAAGTGGCGTCTGTATTATACAGATATCTTTTTTGAACATTTTTTGCGGGTAGCCCTCCTACCCTTGTGTCAACACTTAAATATGAAAAAGGAGAAATAAAAATGAAGAAAGTTATCACTATTGTCACAACATCAGTAGTTTTATACTACTTCTTTTTTAAGCACATGCGGATTAGAGAATTGAATTTTAACAGAGATACTCGATAGCGAATAATAAATTTATGTATAAAGGAGCAACACGACATGGATGATGAGCATTCAGAAAAGCAAAAGAGATCTAAAAAAAGGTGGCTTTATGTTTGGATTAGTTGCCTGGTGTTACTTATTTTAATATTTATCGCTTCCCTCGTATATGAAGATACTTTTCATAACAACCTTGAAAAACACTTAGATGAAAAGATAGAAAAACAATTAAACGAAGATGAGACTCAAGATAAAAAGAGATGATAAAAAATACTTACTAAAAACTGAATATATTACTAGTCTGTTGTTTTATAGCTAAATTGTTTATGCCTTTTATTCTTAAATTAAACTTAACTTTATTTAAGAATGTGTTAACTGGATTATCTCCAACTCTCTAATTACAATGAAAGTGCGCTTTAAGAAGCGACATATTTATACATAAGGAGAGTACACACCAATGAAAAAACACATCGTCAAATCTTTATTCGCATCAGTTATTGTAGGTTCAGGGCTGTTTGCGTACACAAATCCTGAAGCAAAAGCTTATTTTGAAATTGAGCAACCGTGGTGGCACGAAGAAGTAAAAGATGAAAAGCCAAAAGAGGATAAGTCGTATCAGCTAAGCCCAGAGGAGGATGCAAAAGCATCTAAAATCATCGAGGAGTTTAACCAGTCTCCGGATGCACATTCTTTCAAAGCCGAAACTGTAGAAGACTTATATTTAGTTGCTAAAAAACTAGAAGGAAAACAAAAAACTGCTGTTGTTAGAACTAATAACAATAAAGATTATTATACTTTCGACTTAACGAAACCTCTTCAAGAGCATAGAAAAAATATTAAAATTACTGGTGGATATATAAGTTCTATAAACTGGCACTAAATGTAACTCAAAAAACGTAATATCGCTTTTAACTATCAAACTCTAAAGACAAGGTGTGATTTTACCCACCTTGTCTTTTTGCACGCTTTTCATATATACCGTAGAAAAGAACTATGTCTTAAGTTGCAATGTAAAAGTAAGCACTTTTAAGGTAGTTTGCCTATCTCTATTGTTTTTCGTCAAATCTAAGGAGGTATAAATATGTGGTTTGAAAAATTTAAAAATAAGAAGAATGAAACTAAATACAGATACTATGAGAAATACAAAGATCCGTATACAAATAAATGGAAACGCATAAGTATTGTATTGAACAAAAATACAAAACAATCACAAAAGGAAGCAATGTTCAAATTAGAAGCGAAGATAAAAGAAAAGTTAAATGACACGTCATCAAGCGATCTAAAAACTTTGACTTTTCATGCACTATTAGATGAGTGGCTTGAGTATCATATTAAAACATCTGGTTCTAAGGCAACTACGATAGTTAATACAAAGTCGCGAATCAAAATAATAAAATCAAATAGTTCTAAGAACCTACTTTTAAACAAACTTGATACAAAATACATGCAAAACTTTATTTATACATTATCGGATAAACATTCTATACACCAAGCAAGAAAACAACTCGGCGATATGAAAAAAGCCATTAACTATGCGGTTAGATTTTACAACTACCCTAATAAGCACTTATTAATTGATGTCGAACTACCAAAGAAAAGCAAAACAATTGAAGATATTGAAAAAGAAGAAGCTAAAATGGAAAACTACTTAGAAATGAGTCAAGTTTTGCAAATTCGTGATCATATACTGAATAAAAAAGAGAGAAATTATAGAAGGAACCTTTTGGTTGCTAGCATAATAGAGCTCCAGACACTAACAGGTATGAGAGTGGGCGAAGTTCTAGCTTTACAAAATAGTGATATAGACTTAGAAAATCAAACAATTTCTGTTAATGGAACAATACACTGGATTAAACACGAAAATGGTTTTGGCTATAAAGATACAACAAAAACTAAAGGCTCCAAAAGACAAATAGCGATAAATAGACGCTCTGTAGACATTCTGAAAAAAATCATGTTGGAGAATAAAAAATTAGCTTCGTGGGAGAAAGATTATATAGATCGAGGTTTTATATTCACCACAAGGAGAGGAAACCCGTTGTTCACTCAGAAAATTAACAGTTTATTAGATGACGCAACTCAAGAATTAAAAATCAATAAAAAGATTACAACTCACACTTTTAGGCATACACATATAAGCTTGCTAGTCGAGATGAATATATCTTTAAAAGCAATCATGAAAAGAGTTGGACATACAGATGAAAAAACGACTATTCAAATATACACTCATGTAACAGAGAAAATGGACAAAGAACTAATACAAAAAATCGAAAATATTCCTAGTTAACAAAATCCGCCCTTTTTCCGCCCTTTTTTATTTTAACAAACACTTTAAAACGCTGTAAATACTGGTGTTAAAGGATTTATAAAATATTGGTTTTAATAAATCATGAATTAAAATATAACATTCATTCATACCGCGTAATCTTGATGCTTGTACGATATTACTTTGCAATAACATCAATAAATTAGAACGCACTAAACGAATGATGTATGCACACATACCTAAAGATAGCGTGAGTACAGGTAATATAAACTGACTTAGTATAACGCTATCTATATTCATTAAATTTGTGACAATAAATAATAAAATAATACCGATAAAGAACGCTGGTAAACTAATTGATAGAGTTGAGATCACTCTAATCACTTTATCCGTCCACTTATGAAATCGTTTGGCTGCTATAATGCCGAGCGGTATAGATATGCATAACGACACTACTAATGTTGAAAAAGATATGAGTAATGTTATGGGTGCATAGTTGAATAATATCTGTGTTACCGGTTCTTTTGATTCAAAACTTTTTCCTAAATTAAAATGTAATAAATGATTCATCCAATGCCACCACTGTACCAATAAAGAATCATTTAATCCCAATTTTTCTTTGGTTGCATTTATTTGTTCCGTCGACACTTGTGCTACATCAAGATGTAATATTTTATCAACAGGATTGCCTGGTGATAATTTCATTAAAATGAATGTAAGTGTAGAAATAACAAATAAAACAACTATCATTTGTATCAGTCTATACAACATAGACTTTATTATGAACATAATAGTCCCCCTCCTTGTGTAAGTTACTAACACTTTCTTTTTACATGAGAATGGCGCATGTATATGCAACTTACATATTAAGAACTAACGTTCATTATAGTATTATCCAAAAAGAAATTGAAGTATATTTAATTTTTTAACAAAATCATTATAAAATATAATATTTTGAATCAAGTCAACCATGTAAAATATAAAAAAAGTCAAAACAAAAACAACTATAGCACTGTATTCCACCACTTTCGAAATAATTGTTACTGCAGTGTAACTTAAAAGTCGATGATTTTGTGCATATAGTTGTCGAATATTATTTTTTATCTTTACGGCGAAGTTCAGCGCCCTCATAACCGTATTTTTCAATTTGCTTTTCTAATTTACGCGCTTTTCTTTCTTTACGCCAATTTCTAGTAAAATACCATAATAGAAAACTAATTAATAAACTCATGATCGCTAAAAATGCAGCGTATCCTAATAATGGTTGATATTTTATATCTTGAAAATTTGGAATAAAAAATGCAAGCACACCTAATATAACAAATGTAATTACTGCTGATACAAACCATTTATTTAAAACTAAGCAACAGAATATTGTTAATAAAATCATTATTAATGTTGTGATCCATAAATAATTAGGCATATCGAATAATGTCATATTCATTCTCCTTTTATTTCATTACTTTCCTTGTATACATTTTATTATAAATTTTTAAAAACTTAAACAATAGCAGTCAGTTTCAAGCAATATTCAATCTACTATTAGAAAAATCATTGTTCTTTGCGGCATGGAAATCGTAACATTATCGTTTAGGAGACGAAATTATGTATAATGAATGTATTATACCAAAGGAGTGATTATATGTCTCAAGGTTTACCTTTAAGAGAAGATGTTCCTGTTTCAGAAACATGGGATTTAACAGACTTATTTAAAGATGATCAACAATATTATGAAAGCATCGATGCACTAGTACAACAAGCAAATCAATTTCATCATACATATGCAACAACATTAAATTCAATCGAACAAATTAATACTGCTTTAGCTGAATTAGAAAATATTTTAATTGCCTTAGATCGCTTAAGTAATTATGCAGAACTACGTTTAAGTGTAGATACTAGTAATATTGAGGCACAAGTATTGAGCGCTAAATTATCTACTACATACGGAAAAATTGTTAGCCGATTATCATTTGTAGAGTCAGAAATACTTGAATTACCAGAAGAAATACTTCAACAATTAGAAGAATCATGTCCATATCAACACTATATTAAACAGTTAATTAAACAAAAGCCATTCCAATTATCTGCGTCGGTAGAACAAGTATTAGCAACTTTATCACCTACGCTAAATAGTCCTTACGATTTATACGGCACGACAAAAATGCTAGATATTACATTCGATTCATTTGAACATGATGGTACAACGTACCCTGTCGACTATGCTACGTTTGAAAATGATTATGAAGATAATAAAGATCCTGAGTTTAGACGTAAAAGTTTCAAATCGTTTAGCGATGGGATTCGAAAATATCAGCATACTACCGCGGCTACATATAATATGCAAGTACAACAAGAAAAAATTGAAGCTGATTTACGTGGATTTGAATCAGTTATCGATTATTTATTACATAGTCAAGAAGTAACGCGTGATATGTTTGACCGTCAAATCGATATGATTATGCGTGACTTGGCACCAGTTATGCAGAAATATGCTAAACTTTTACAACGTATTCACGGATTAGATAACATGCGTTTTGAAGACTTGAAGATTTCTGTAGACCCTGATTATGAACCAGAGATTTCAATTGAAGACTCAAAAAATTATATTTTCGGTGCGTTAAGTGTTTTAGGTGATGACTATACAAACATGTTACGTGAAACATACGATCAGCGATGGATTGATTTTGCACAAAATAAAGGTAAAGATACAGGCGCATTTTGTGCAAGTCCATACTTTACACATTCATATGTGTTTATTTCTTGGACTGGTAAAATGGCTGAAGCATTTGTCTTAGCACATGAATTAGGTCATGCAGGTCATTTTACATTAGCTCAAAAACATCAACCATATCTTGAATCAGAAGCATCAATGTACTTTGTTGAAGCCCCTTCTACAATGAATGAAATGTTGATGGCCAATTATTTATTTAACACAAGTGATAATCCAAGATTTAAGCGTTGGGTTATTGGCTCAATTTTATCTAGAACATATTATCATAATATGGTTACCCATTTATTAGAAGCTGCTTATCAACGTGAAGTGTATCACAAAGTAGATCAAGGTGAATCTTTAAATGCGCCGACATTAAATGAAATAATGCTAAATGTTTATAAACAATTTTTCGGAGATGCAGTAGACATGACTGAGGGTGCTGAATTAACATGGATGCGTCAACCTCATTACTATATGGGATTATATTCGTATACGTATTCTGCTGGTTTAACAATCGGAACTGTCGTTTCTCAAAAGATTAAAAATGAAGGCCAACCAGCTGTTGATGCTTGGTTAGAAACATTGAAAAAAGGTGGCAGTGTATCACCTGTCGAACTTGCAAACATTGCGGGTGTAGACATTACTACAGAACAGCCACTTAAATCTACAATTCAGTATATTTCTGATTTAGTGGATGAAGTTGAAAAATTAACAGATGAAATTGAGCAAGCAAATAACTAAGATGCGAGACAATTTATAGTAGAACAATATAAACCAACAGGCTGGGACATAAATCCCTAAAAAACAGCAGTAAGATAATTTTCAATTAGAAAATATCTTACTGCTGTTCTCTATTTATACAATACTTCGTATTGAATGGCTTCGCTATGCCCGTCTGGCACATAATTGTAAAATTCTATAAATAGAATTTTTGATGACGGGTCCCTTCCTAGGGTGCCGTCTCAGCCACCCCAACCGGCACATTGCTGTAAGCTGACTATATGTCAGCTTCTGTGTTGGGGCCCCTGTCTTCGACTGGCACTGCTCCCTCAGGAGTCTCGCCATTAATACTACGTATTAACATGTAATTTTACTTTTAAATACTTTAAAAGAATAAGATACTTTGCCCAACTTGCACATAAATGTAAAATTCAATAAAATGAATTTTCTGTGTTGGGTCCCTTCGTATAATTTAATAAATACCACTAAACTAAATTAACGAGGTGCCTTATGTATAAAATTTATAACATGACTCAACTTACACTACCAATAGAAACTTCTGTTAGAATTCCTCAAAATGACATTTCGCGATATGTTAATGAAATTGTTGAAACGATACCTGAAAGCGAATTCGATGAATTCAGACATCATCGTGGCGCAACATCCTATCATCCAAAAATGATGTTAAAAATTATCTTATATGCATACACTCAATCTGTATTTTCTGGTCGTAGAATAGAGAAATTACTTCATGACAGTATTCGAATGATGTGGTTAGCTCAAAATCAAACACCTTCTTATAAAACTATTAATCGTTTTAGAGTAAATCCTAATACTGATGCATTAATTGAAT